GGCGTCGAGTACCGAAACGGCGATCAACCGGTCTCCTACATGCTCAAACATGAAGGAAAGATCATCTCCGTCAAACCAGAAGAACTCTCAAAATGAACATTGAACCCGAGGAGGAATTTGACTTTGAGCTAGATCCGCGCAGCCGGCACGTTTCTCTCCATGGCTCTTCACGATCCAAAGGAGCAGAATGACTGAGATAGACATCACCGGTGGGACTGCAGTCCAGAAGAAACTAGTTCGCAGCGCTGCCAATTATTATGTGAACTTCCTTCTAGGGGCTCCTGGCCAACTTCTGCTGACGATTCGCCTGAAGCCGCACCTCTTTCAGAAGTATGGTTGCAAGGCAGATTGCCTCATTTTAGATGAGGACGATGACTTTCGTGAATTTGAGATCCGCCTCGATAGCAAGATGCACATCCCGGCAATTCTTCGTTGTCTAGCGCATGAGTGCGTTCACGTCAGTCAGTATCAGAAACGACATCTCAGAGATGGAAACTCTGCCTTCCATAACATCTGGAAGGGGAAAGCCTGGGACATGCGCAAACATCACTACTATGATCTTCCATGGGAGCGAGAGGCTTACGGAATGGAGGTCGGACTATTTGAACGGTTCGTAGCGGCTAAGCGCTTCACCGAAAAACGTTGGTACAAAGACTACGATTACGCATGAGGTTTCTCTGGTATAAATAGAGAAACCCTAATTTATGCCAGAAACCACTTCAGAATCTCCTCAGCAATTAAAGCACATTCACCATGCTGAGGACCGCCCCCTTCTTCATGGCAGTAAGGGATTCGAGCATGCTCATTCGGCTCTGACCCATGCGCACGAGCACATGGTCTCAGGAAAGCACGATACCTCTTTGACCATGAAGTATGACGGGTCTCCGGCCATCATCTTCGGCCATCACCCTACGAATAAGAAGTTTTTCGTGGCGACAAAGTCTGCCTTCAACAAGAACCCGAAGGTCAACTACTCTGATGCAGACATTGATGCCAACCATGGTCATGCTCCGGGATTGGTCAGCAAGCTGAAGACGGCTCTGCATCACCTACCGAAGGTTACTCCAAAGAAGGGTGTTTATCAGGGAGACGTATTGCATACTCATGAGGATCAGATCCACCACAAGGGCGGATCGGTCTCATTCAAGCCGAACACTATTACGTACACCGCACACGGTGACGAGGCCGAAAAGGTCAAGAAGTCTAAGATCGGTGTAGTAGTGCATCAGCAATACAAGTCGCATGCCGCCGGCGGTGGACCTGAGCATATGTCGGCCACACCTCATCCTGACACTCATAATTTCAAGTCTCATCCAGATGTTCACCTGAAGACGGCTGAGCACGACACCTCGAAGATCGAGTATCCGAAGAAAGATCAAGAGACATTCAAGAAACACATGGATGCCGCGAAGGCAATTCATGCCAAGCACGGATCCAAGATGTATTCCGCTTCGGCTCCACATTCTGGAGAAGCTGGACATCTCTCGACGTACATCAACCACACCGTTCGCACCGGAGACAAGCCAAGCGTCAAGGGCCTGCAGCAACATATCACTGCTCAACACGAGAGACTTGCCAGTAAGCTGAAGACTCCTGCTCTAGCCGATCAGAGACGAACCGAGGGTGCGAAGCACGTTGCTCACATCGAGAAACATTCTGAGCACTATGGCCATCTGCTCTTGATGCATCACCACCTGCAGCAGGCCAAGAATGTCCTCGTGAAGAATCTAGAGAAGCACGAGGGCGGTCTTGAGCACCATATCGATGGAAAGAAGTCTAAGCCAGAGGGATTTGTAGTGAACCATAAACCGGCTGGTGGCCATGAAGAGCCAACCAAGCTGGTGAATCGTGCTGAATTTGCCAGAGCCAACCTACTCCGAACGAGGGCCTAATCATGCTACTAACTTTCAGAGAATTCATCGAACAAGAAGAACGAGAGAAGGAAAACGTTGAGGAGGCTGCGGTCGACGCAAAGGGTCACAAGAGCTCCACTGGAGGACTGACTCAGAAGGGCCGTGATCACTACAACCGCAAGACTGGAGGAAATCTGAAGGCACCTGTCACGACTGCTCCGTCAAAGTTGAAGAAGGGAAGCAAGGCATATAACCGCCGCAAGTCATTCTGCGCCAGAATGTCCGGCGTCAAGGGGCCGATGAAGAAACCAAACGGCGAACCGACGCGCAAGGCCCTCGCAGGCCCTCGCACTCAGGAAGTGGAATTGCTGACATGAAATCGTTCAAGACTTTCCTTCAAGAAGCAGCCGTCAAGTCTCATCATGTTCTGGCCTTCGGCCGTATGAACCCGATCACGAACGGTCACGAGGCCGTTGTGAATAAGGTACACGAGGTCGCAAAGGAGCATGGCGCAAGCCATGGCGTCGTGCTATCCCATTCCCATGATCCGAAGAAGAATCCTCTGACTGCTGAGCAGAAGCTAAAGCATGCTCGCCGTGCCTTTCCCGAGACCAACGTAAGCACCTCTTCTTCCAGCAAGCCGTCGATCCTGCATCAGGCCGTAGACCTTCACAAGAAGGGAGTCGAGCACCTTCATGTCGTGGCCGGTTCAGACCGCAAGGAAGAGATGCACAATCTTCTGCACCGCTACAACGGCAAGAAGATGGATCACGGCACCTATCACTTCAAGTCGATCACAGTGCATTCCTCAGGAGAACGTGATCCTGACGCTGAAGGTACGACAGGAATCTCAGCTAGCAAGATGCGTGAGCATGCTGCCTCTGGCAATAAGAAGGAATTTCATGCTGGAGCTCCATCCAAGATGTCTAAGGCACACCGCGATGAGATGTACCACGATGTCCGTAAGGGGATGAGCGTGGCCTGATCAGGCGTAATTTGAGATCAGGTCTCCTAGCAACTTACCCTTTTCGATATAGTTTCTGACGTACGGAGTGCCATCAGATCTGTTTTCGATCTTAGTTCTAATCTCCAGCAGGACGCCTGTAGACCGATCTCCGATTACGATCTTGGGTTTTTCTCCAGAGCTGACGATATCGGCTCGGAGATCTTTGATCTGTAGGATGGCCTTCTTTAGACCATCAAAGCTGTAGACCTTCGCTTCCTTTCGATTTAGCTGGACTAGCGTAACGTCTTTCTCGTTAAGGGTCGCAAAGTATATGATGCCTTCGCCAAGATCGTCTAGAAACTTTGCTCTGGAGATTTCTGTTGATAGCTTGTTGTTGATCTCTCTGGCGACGTAGTTGTACACCTTGAAAATTGCGTTGAATGTCTTCTTTTCGGAAAGAAGCTGTGTGTACTCCCTTTCCAGGAACTTGACGTCTATCTTCAGAAGCTTCTCCCACAGGATCTCTTGCTTATCGAATTCAGCACCGCTAACCTGGCCGAACTGCTTGACGTCTCCGGCTTTCAGTGAGACATTAATGTCTGTGTGCTGATTATCTACCAGAACTCTGACGTCTACCTTGGTACTCCTCTGACCGCCGAGTCCGTCAGATATGACCTCAATGAAATTGTACATGTTATTGTTGTACAGGATATCTCCCCATTCCCGAACTGTCTTGCCATTTGCGTACTTGACGGCCGATTCGAATAGGTCTTCCAGCGGAGCAAAATTCTTAGGATCACACAGGGCATCCATATTTGGCTTAGCCAGAGATAGATAGAATCTGACGTCGTCTACAATCTTGGGGTTCGCATTTTGGGACTTGTACATCGTTTCTCTCTTCGATCCGCTACCGACCATCTGTTCTATGATCCGTTGGATATCTCGAGCATTGATGTCTCGGTTCTTATTCACGAACCGGGCCGCGATTGCTGCTCCCACAATTCCTTCTGCCACGTCCCCTTTTGTATTCCACCCTTCCCCTTTCTTTGGCTTGTCAAATGCTCCAATTGGGATTTTTTCCTGCTTAGTAGTGACTAGAATCAGATCAATCGCTTTCTTTTCTGTAGTAGAACTCGCCGCCAATTTCAGCCACTCATTCAGCGTCTGAATGTTCTCCTTCACATTACGGATGACGTAGTTTTTACTTCCGGCGCGGAGCGGAGTTCCGCTTCTCATTGAATCGGTG